TTACTTGATTGTTTTCGCCCATCTGAGTATAGTCTGATATAGATAATACACGCCGATAGCCGTAAGCCATGTAGTTCCGATAGCAAGCATAGCGGTCACCGGAACGAAGTAATTCACGTAGCCGAATAGCTGCTTGACTTCGGCGGGGATCTCCACATTTTTAAACGGGCTGTCGGGGAGAAGAAGGACGATAGCGTTGACGATATCGTCAAGAACATCTGTTATAGCGTTCCAGATTCCTTTTACTGTGGATTCCACATTATTCCCCCCTTAATGATTGATCATCTTCGGCGTGATGTAGATAAGCAGCACCACAAAGCTAATGATGAATACCGTGTAGCATATAGGCTGCACAAGGGGAATGCAGGAAAGATCTATAACTAGTTCCTCATCGATTTCAAACATCGGCTCGAAGTCCTCCGGAATTTCTCCGATTGTCTGATTACCTGCGAACGGCTCCAGATTCTTCATATCCGTTGAAATGGGTATCCGGAACACCGGAGCTACTGGATCAGCGCCCAGAACGGACATGATCCGGATAAGATCGAAGGGAATGCAGAACGGGAATTTACTAGCGATAAGGGAAGGAATATCTATATCAAGCCGGGTATTCGTCTTTAGCTGCGTGAGTGTCTGGTCTGCCTCTCCCGGAACGTCGGTAACAGTAACCGCGTCAGTGGGTATTACTATTGATGGATCCGTGTCAACCTCTAGCGTTGGATCCTTCGTCTTATCCAGGGGAAGAACTCCGGAAAGATCGTCAAGCGAGACATCAGGAACCACGGTGTAGTTCTGAAGGGACTTGAGAAAATCCAGGTAGCTGCCTTTTACATTGAGAATACCCATTTTCATATATGAAAAATCAACGTTGTCGACCTGCTCGAATTTCCCCGGAGCCTTTCCGAACGTGAACCATTTGTTTATAGCTGCCGGAATTTCACGATAAGGGTAACCAGGAGGAGTAAGAGAAACAAGGATCCGGGAGGAGTCAAAGTTGATTGAATATTTGAAGCTGGAGAAAAACTCCCTGTAATCCTGACCAAAAAGCCCGGAGGGGAAATTAGAAGCTGCCTCCGTGAGGTAATTTAAAGATGAATCAATTCTGAACATTTTCGCCCCGGACCAGGTGCGGTTATCTGTCGGGGAATACCGGGAAAATGTCATGTTAAAGAACGTGTCCGAGAAGTAAATAGTATCCTCGGTGTAGTATACATTTACAAAGCTCATATTTGCTTCGGCTAGCGGGAGATCCTCATCTCCATTGAGGATAGTTATTGATGTATCGAGGCTGTATGTAAGACCCGAATTTGCCTTGATGAACAAATAAGGGGTGTCGGTGATGAGCTGCACGGAGTCCGTAACGGCTGACTGTCCGACGAGATCGCAAAGCTCCAGATACTGACTGTACTTCAAGCTGACTTTTCCGTTATCTATGGTGGCTTCGCCTGAATCGACCCATGAAGTTATAGTGGCGCAGATTTGCTTGTATCCGGTGACGATCCAGGCGTCATTAGATTCAATGACCTGTCCGCAGAAGGTTTTCTCGGTGCCGATGAAGGCTTTCTCGAAGCCCTCCCAGCCGTTTTCAAGCACGGAACCAATACCGTTGGCGGTATCATCATACTGCCCGGTTATAATTCCCATGAGAAAAACGGCTCCGCAGCCTATTGCAGTAGCTGCCGCGACAGCTCCGGCAACTGCCTTCGGGCGAACGGCAAGGACGTTGAACGCGAGGACGACCGCCAGAGCCGCGGTGATGATTCTTTTTTTCATTCCGATTTTCCTTTCGCGTTGAATGCAGCTATACGCGCTTTCATGTCCGTGAGCTCCTGCGACTGCTCTTCCTTGGGCTTGTCGAACTTCTTGAAGGTGTCGTAGAGCTTGCATACGGATTTCCGAAGATTGAAGAACTCGGAGCCGACGCGCTCCTGAATCGGGTACCAGTATTGAACGGCGACGAACATCTTGTGAAATACCACGATCATGAACATGCCTTTAGCGCCGTAGTTCGTCAACTTTCTGTGCTTGTACTCCGTTTCGACCAGCGATCTGATCTGACGGTCAATCATGCGGTCGTTCTGGGTGATGAGGATAATGTCATAGAAGTAGTGCCGGTGCTGCGAGAAAAACTCGATCCACTTCATGCGGTCTTTGTTCAGTCCGTCTCGGCTGTTGAATGGTATCTGCGCTTCGTCTATGATGATAACCCCCTGATGTTCGTCACGCTTAGAGCTGTCGAAGTGTTCCTGCGCGTACTGCTTGAACTTATCAACTGTCATTTCAAGCGTGGGGATATAGACGAATTCGCCCTTGTGCTTCTTCGGGTTTAAATTGACCTGGAAGTTTGCAATTACAGGGATCTTCCGGCGCAATGCCCGGTCAACTACCTCGGCAGCGTGATAACTCTTTCCTGATCCGGGAGTTCCGGTATACATAACCACAGCCATATTAATCCTCCTCGTCCAGTAACTTCATGTATAAGCGGATACACCGCCAGATGATAAAGCTCCGGGAGTATCCGGATTGAGCACACATTTCATCTAGATCGTGGAGCAGATCCGGCGGGATCGTGATGGTTATACGTTCTTTTTTAGTCATATATGTTAACCTCGTGAGGTGTGTATTTTGTCATACTGTACTTTTGTAAAGGAATGGCGGCTCAGGAGAACCGAACCGCCGCGGGGAATATTAGCCGGCTACCTTGCCGAAAATGCGCTTGCCAAGCTTCACAAGAGCGAAAACGCCGAAGATTACAAGCGCACTGCCAAGAATGCCAAGCACTACGGGGATAAGAGTCATAACAAGGTCGCTGAACGACTTCTGAAGCTGGTTTCCGGCTTCTGCGAGCATAGATTTCATATCCGTTCCGGAAGCTTCAGTAGTAGCAGCCGAAGCGCAAACCGAAACAACTGCCGAAGAAACAGCAGCTACAGCAGCAACTACAGCCACCTTGCTGCGTTTAGCGAGTGACTTGACCTTTGAAAGGAACTTTTTCATGTAAATACCTCCTTTTCTAGTTATTATGCTTAACAATGGCGCTGTAACATATGGTATAGATCAATCCTAATAACCACACTACACCGGATATCCCAAAACCCATTACAAGCCCATAAAAGCCAAAAGTCAGCAGATACATCTCGACACCTACTTTCTGAGGTGGCGGAAGATCTGCGCCCCTGCGATGATTCCCAGCATGATTATTATGATGATCAATGCTATGTAGATATCGTCGAGGGTCGTTCCGCTGGCGATGAAATCGCCGTCTACGAAGTCAACGTAGTTTGTCATGATTCGTTGCTGATGGGTTTGATACCGTTAACCTTGCCCTTAAAGTTAAGTTCAAGGTCTACATCGGAATTAACGAGGGGAAGCAGATCATCAAGCTTTAAGCCGAGATTCTTCAGAACGATATCCGACATAAATTTATGATCAGCTTTCTTGCCATAGGTACCTTCATCATCGAAATTGCATTCGAGATTAATTCCCTTGATCTGGGTACCGTCAGAACTCGGGAAGTCGAGGGGACGAAGCCCTACAAGTCTTACTTTCATTTTTACCTTCTTTCTGCCCCGTTCCGGGCGTGCTTATATGTTATCGGCGTTATTGCCGTGGAGCCAATACAGGGGACATTGACCCATGTACCAGCGTGAAGCCCGTTATTACCCTCACGTTAACGGAGCCGAATCCGTGCCGACATTTCGAAAACCTATTCTCAGGCGCCACAATTCATTTTTGATGTAGGAAAGCTCGGTCGGTAACCCTCAAAGGGCTTGGAGGTGGTTTTATTTTCACTCGCAACCACTAAACGAGCCTTTAAAGGTAGGTCTATTTAGAAACTTCGATAATAACAGGTGATGAATCCTGAAGCGTGCCTATAAACTCAGTGCTAAGCTTTCGGATCTTCGCTATCTCCTGCTTTACTTCGTCCTCGTCGCAGGCTTCGGGTTTTTCCGTGAGCTGGTCGCGCCAGGAGAGTTCCGCGCATGATAGAGCATCTTCTAGAACTTCGATATCTTCGGAGGTGATCGTTATTTTCTCGATCTTCATGCCTGCACCTCCATAAGCTTTGATATCAAGTTATCAATTTTCGATATTTCGCTTTTGATAAACAAGATATGCTTATCGAGCTCTTCAATGGTGCGTTCTGACAAAATACAACGTTTGTCAGGGTCTGAAAACTTGATTAAGCTCTGAACTTTTAAAGCCCGGTTAGCTTCTAAGAGATTGCACATTACGCGGCTTTCTTCGGGGGTGATTTCAACTTTCATGTTCAT